TTATGAATTCATATAATTAAGGAAATTATCTGCAACGCCTTTTTCGGCATCTTTTGTTACATGAGTATAGATGTCTAATGTTGTATTAACACTGCTATGTCCTAACCTTTCTTGAACTTGTTTTATAGATGCCCCAGATTCAAACAGCAGGGATGCATGAGTGTGCCTAAATCCATGTGGAGATATATTAAATTGCTTGTACTTTTTCAATCTTTTCCAAAGAATGTTAGAAGGTAGAATTTGATTACTTGTATTGCTAAATATCAACTGTTTAGTATCAGCTTTTACTCTTATTCCTCGAGATAGCAACTCCTTTTTTTGTTCTAGTTTCCATTTTTTTAAGATGCTTAAAGACTTATCATCAATTGTAATAGTTCTATCAGAAGATGTTGTCTTGGTAGTAGAAATACTTCGATTGCCTGTTGTGTATGAGATATTCTTATTAATATTAACGGTTTGATTAGTCCAGTCAATGTCTGACCAATTAAGAGCTGATAGTTCACTTTTCCTCATACCAGTGTATGCTAGTAAATGGAATATTGTATAATATTTTGTACTTTCTTTTTGCTTAACTATTGTTAAAAATTCTTGTAGTTGATTTTTATCTAAAAAATTTTGATTGTCTTTTGTCTTAATCTCTCTTTGACGTTTAGGCATAATAATGCGATTCATAGGATTGATAGTTAGTAAGTTTTGAGTAATAGCGAATTCAAAAATTTTTGATGTATACATTTTCATAGAATCAAATCGTTTGTACCTTTTGCTCCATTCGTTTACCACTTGTTGACAGTATGAAGGACTTACCTTAGCGAGTTTTAACTCCCCAAACGCAGGAAGTATTTGTCCATCAAAATAGCGTTTCACACGTTCGGCAGAAGATGGCTTTACACTATTTACATAGTGAGCATACCAAAGCTCGTATACATCTTTAAATCGGCTGTAATCTTGTTTAACGAAACTACCATTATCAATCTCTAGTTGCAACTGTGCAAGCGCTAATTTCGCTTCTTTCTGTGTTCTAAACCCGCGTCTTGTAGTGCGCTTACTTTTACCAGTTAATGGATCAATACCCAGATATGCGTTAAACATATAGGCAGTTGATCCATCTTTTTTTGTGTACTTTTTTATTGTAGCCATTTAATCAGCTCCTCGAATGTATGTTCTTACTGATTTGAAAAAGAAAAGCCCAAAAGGCTAGTCTTAACTATTTAAATATCGCTTGTATCGTTTATATTTATTTTTCGAAATTTCAAAAGTATATTTACATTCTTGACAAGTTGTAGTTATTGTTCTTTTGGTTATCGGTAGTAAAAATCCACAAAAGAACAATACTAATCCTATAGGTATTAGTATAAACCATCCTATTATAGGTATCCACATGCCAAATGAAGCAATGCCTAAACCTATAGCAGAAAGAGCACAACCTGTTGAAGCATTTGATTTAACGCTTATTTTATTGCTACCACAATTTTTACATACTATAATAGTCTGACCGCTGCTGTTCATCTTATTACACAACCACCTTTCCAATAATTCTAATTTCTTCACATTTCAGAACTCTATCATCATATTTTTTGTTAATAGACCTCAATATGATACGTTCATTCTCATAGTCTTTAATAAGCTTCTTGCATGTAACCCCATCGCCATCGATCTCCACGATTGCAATTTCTCCATTTTCAACATCGCATTGTTTCTTATAAAAAACAATACTTCCATTTTTAATAAGTGGCTCCATTGAATCACCTTGGATATAAATAGCGCAATCAGCATTATCTGGTACATGAGCAAATGATTGTTGTTCAATATCTGTGTCGCCATATTCTAATACAGCAGGATTTGCTGCGGACTTACCGACAAGAGGAATAACTTTATTATTAACTGTTTCTTGTTCATGTAGTTGTTCTTCAGCAAAAGTATAAACTTTTTCTTTTCTATATGGCTCTAATTTTTCATATATTGTTTCTATAGAAGAGTGGTTGTTTTTTGAATTCGAAGAAGGCGGAAACAAGTCATTAATTGATATATCTAAAACATTTGCTAATTCAAATAACATATCTTGTTGAGGAGAGCGGTAACCAGTTTCGTAGTTAGAAATGGTTGCCTTTTTTGTTCCAACTTTTCGAGCTAATTCTTCTTGCGTTAAATTTTTTTTAGATCTATATAGTTTGATTTTTTGCCCTATATATTTAGACAATTTTTCAGATTCCATTATGTTTCACCTCCCGTCTTACTTCATATTACCCCAAAATATTTTGGTATGCAACAAAAAAATACACGAAAAGCAAACTTTATTATTGACTCAAGTATGCTAATCGTGTACTATAGACTTGTAAATAAAAAGGAGGTGTGACTTATGCAGTGGAATTTGTACAAATTGAGGAAAGAAAAAGGAGAAACTCAAAAGCAACTAGCAAACTTGATTGGTGTTAGTGAAGAAAGTTATCGTTTAAAAGAAAACGGTAGCAATCAGTTTAAAAGTAACGAAATGTTTATCATTGCCCAACATTTTGAGAAAACCATGGATGAAATTTTTTTACCTACAAAGTACACGAAAAGCAAACAATTGGCCTAGGAGGTGAATCAAATGCCAATGATGGAAGTAACTGAACATGAACAAATGATGCTCCTTGGTTGGCGTGGAATGGCTCAGACCACAAAAGAGGAAGCGTTAAAAGAAACAGAAGAAACTTACTTCGCAAAATCAAAGCAAACGCTTTTCACGTTGCAGGAACTTGCAGACAAGTGGGGATGTTCAAAAGGACACGTTCATCGGATATTGAAAAAGTATAACGTTGAGCCTATTGGTAAGCGAGGGAAAGAAAATGAATATGAGGGTAGTCGAGCAGAAGAAGTAAAAGCTATTCATGATAGTAAGGTGATTTATCAAGATAAGCTTAACTGGAAAATGCGGGCAATGTAACAAATACAAGCGAACTAAATAAGGAGGCAGAACATGAGTGATGATGAAATTAGTTTAAGAGAATTAATTAATATTAGAAATAATTTTAGAAATTTTAAATGGGATGTGAGAATCGGAATTCCTAAACCAGAAGGATTTGACGAACTACCTATGTTTTCTGAAGGTTTTTTCTATAAAAGAAATAAGTGTGATGAGATTCGATATGCAACTATGCTTGCAGAGAAATTAGTAGAAAAAAGGAAGACGTTGTTAATTGAACAACGCCTTGAAGAAATTGATGATATCAGACTTATGGGTAATGATACTTATGAATAAATTTGTGACTGCAATAAAAGTAGTTAGTAGATAAGGAACCCAAAATAAAAATTTTTTATTTTGATGTTCTTCTATAAGTTTATTTGACTTGTTAGTTGTGTAATATCTGTAATTTTCTGTCGAATAAAAAGGACTAGAACATTCAGTAAAATAATTGCCGCTTTCATCTTTACCAATAAGAAACTGGCTATTTATATATACCATCACAAATAGTGAAATGCTTGAGTTTGGAAACTTTTTACGCAATTCACCTTCAGTAGCTCCTTTTTTTCGAAAATAATTTGTTTTTCTATAAATATATTTAAATATTTTAAGAGTGTTTTTATCTATATCTTCATGAGTATCCACTATTATTCACCTCACTTTCAAAATAATTATACCAGAAAGGAAATAAACCCAATGAACAATTTAGTAATTATGAAAAACCAAGAAGCAGTAACAAGTAGTTTACAAGTTGCAGAAGTATTTGAAAAACAACATAAGCATGTTTTGGAAGCGATTGACGAATTGAAACAAGGGGTAGCCGAAAATTCGGCACACCTATTTTACGAAGATACCTATATTCATCCACAAAACAAACAATCATATCGCCAAGTAATTATGAACCGTGACGGATTTACACTACTAGCAATGGGGTTCACAGGTCAAAAAGCTTTGCAATTTAAATTGAAATATATTGAAGCTTTTAATCAAATGGAAAAAGAAATTCAACAGCCTAAACTTCCAACCTCACAAAGACAATTGGCGATGCTTGCTTTATCAGCAAATGAAGAAACAAATGAGCGTGTAGATGTAATTGAAAAAGAAGTAGCCGACTTAAAAGACAATCAAAAAATCGGTGCAGATGATTATGGTTACTTATCACGTCGAGTTCATCAACGAGTAGCAGAAGTTGCAAGAGGATTTGGAAAAATCACAAAGGAACAGCGTGGCAAGCTTTACAAAGATATTAATTCAGGTATTAAGCAAATCACAGGTGTGGGTACCCGATCACAATTAAGAGAAAAACATTATCCAATGGTAATTGAGTATATCAATGACTGGGAGCCGTCTACAGCCACAAAAACAGTTGTAAGACAAATGAGTTTTGACTTAAACGACATAGCATATGGAGAATATTATGGCTTATACAACTGAACAAGAAAGTTGGATACTCAACCAAATCAAAAAAGAGCGTAAACAGCTACAAGATGATAGAGCAGCGCTTAGACAATCAGAACAACTGACCGAAGTAAAAGCATATCAAATTGAAAAAGAACTCGAATTTTTAAGATACTTAGAGATTCAAAATAGAATGCATATTTAAGGAGAAATGAAATGAGAAAAATTTATAACTTAAGAAGAATTGCAGTGTTGCTAATCGTTTTCGGACTAGGACTGCTAGTAGGCGGGAATTTTAATCCGATTATCCAAAATATATATATCGGCTTATTCATCATTTGGACACTGTTTTATGATCTGGCACTTGAAGATAGAGAGGTTAAGAAATGACAAGAAAAGACAAATTAGAACAAACGAAAAAACTTGCTGATTTATGGTACCAGCAACAAAAAAATAAAATATACATTGCGCAACAAAAAGAGCGCAGAGGTGTCGCATGACGACAAAAAACGACTTAAGCCGGCAAGCAATAAGTCGCATACAAAAATTATACAAGAAAAATTATATCACAGAAACGAGGTCTTGTGAATGAATCGTAGTGAAGCAGATGCGCTAGATCAATTTTTAACAGAGCCGTCAGAAGAATTACAGAGAATCGAACCAGAATGGGAATATGACGAGGAGGAAGATAGCCGTGGCAACACTTTATGAACTTAGCAACGATTATTTAAAAGTTTTGTCATTAGCTGAAGAGCTTGATGATGGAACATTAAAAGATACGTTAGATAGTATTAGCGATTCAATTGATTTAAAAGTAGAAAACACAGCAAAAGTAGTTAAAGAACTTGAAAGCAACATATCTATTGTTGAAAAAGAAATCAAACGGCTACAGTCACGAAAAACAACGCTTTCTAACAATGTAAAGAACCTAAAAGGATATCTGCAAGATGAAATGGAAAAGGTCGGCAAAACGAAAATCAAGGGCGAATTATTCAATGTAGGAATTCAAAACAATCCAGTTTCCGTGAATATTATAGACGAAAAATTAATTCCTATTGGCTTTTTAATTCCTCAACCTCCCAAAGTTGATAAAACAGCTTTGAAAGAAGAACTGAAACATGGGGAAATCAAAGGTGCAGAATTAGTTCAAACTAAGAGTTTGAGAATTAGATAGGAGGTTTCAATATGGAAATAAAAAAGGCTAAACGCGAAAAAATAAAAGTTCCTATCATGATAACTGGCGCAAGTGGTAGTGGAAAAACAGTAAGTGCGTTGTTTATTGCTAAAGGAATTATTGAAAAAATGCATTCAGACTTATCAGAACAAGAACAATGGGAAAAAATAGGTGTCATTGACACTGAGCACAAACGATCGTTGTTATATGCTGATTCAACCATTGGAAATGTCGACATAGGGGAATTTTTGCATATTGATTTTGAAGCACCATTTACTGTACAGCGATATATACAGGCTTTTAATTTATTCAAACAAGCTGGGGTTGAAGTGGTTATAGTCGATTCTCTAACGCATGCTTGGAGTGGTGAAGGTGGCATTTTAGAACAAGTAGAAAACCATCAGAGAGGCAACTCTAAAAATCAAATGTTGGCTTGGAATAAAGTAAAACCATTAGAGAAAGAATTTCTTAAGTTAGTAACAGGAAATTCAATGTATGTGATTGGAACGTCTAGAAGTAAGCAAGCCTACGACATGGAAAAAAATGAACAAGGTAAAACACAAGTAGTAAAACTAGGGTTGAAACCTGATCAAAAAGATAGTTTGGAATATGAATTTGCTATCGCTTTACGTATTGATCAGGACCACATAGCGGAAGCTACAAAAGATAACTCAAATATGTTTAATATGCCTTTTAAAATAACAAAAGAAGTAGGCGAAAAAATATATGAATGGAGTAGCGAAGGAATAGATTTAGAAAAATTAAAAGATGAATTAATTAGTAGTATTACAGAACTTGCTACACAATCTGAAAATCATGAAAATATGTTTAAAGAGTTGCACAGCAAGATTAACAACGTACCTTTAAAAAACGTAAAAACTAAAGTTCTTGAGCGTATGAAAGAAATGTTAGAAAAGATTGAAGTTCCTACTGTGGAACAACAAAGTGAAAACGAACTCGATGAAGAACAAACAGAATTATTTGACGAGGCAAATCCTCCGATTGCAAATGATTTTGAAAAGAAGTGATTGAATGATTGGGAAAATCATAAAACATAAAGGGAATATGTTGGCCATCGAATTTGAGGATGAAATAAATTCAAATTTTCTCGAACTTCTGGCTAATAACGATGATAATTTAGCGAAAGTTGAATTCTTAGATAATCGACAGATGTCTCAAAAACAGAATGCACTTTCTCACGTTCTAATAGCCGATGTGGCACGTTGGAGCTATGACGAACCTAAATGGATTGAAAGTGTCTTGAAATACTACTACGAGGCTAAGAGTGGTGTTTATTTTGAACATAGTCGAGCTACCAAGAATGAAGCGACGGAGTGGATCGGTTTCTTGATTGAGTTCATTTTGAAAAACGATATACCACTGGAAAAAAGATACCAATACTTGCTTGAAAATAACAAATGGTTTTATTACTGCCTGAAATATCGTAAGTGCTGTATTTGTGGTAAACATGCTGACGTTTGTCACATTGAGGTTGTTGGTATGGGTCGCAAACGTAAGAAAATCAGCCATGAAAATTTTACTTTTTATGCAGGTTGCCGTTTCCATCACCAAGAAGAACATCGTATTGGTACTAAGAACTTTTTGAATAAGTATCAAATAAAACCAGTCAAACTAAATATTGAGGAACGCAAGAAATTAAATATAGGAGGATAACCAATGAATGAACATAGAGGCTTTTATGCTATCATTCCAGCCATTGTCCGCTACGATAACCAATTAAATGGGAATGCAAAGCTATTATATGGAGAGCTGACAGCATTAGCAAATGAAAGAGGCTACTGTTGGGCAACAAATCAATACTTTGCCAGCCTATACAACGTTAGCAAACGGACGATCATATCATGGATGAAGCAATTAGAAAAACGAAAATATATAAAGATACAAGTCTTTTACAAACCAGATAGCAAAATTGTAGATCGTAGACATATCTATATATTGCCTTTTCCAACCGATACAGAATTCTACACCCCTAGTGAAGAAAATTTCATCACCTATGGAAAAAATCATCACGAGGGTGGTGAAGAAAATTTCACTACCCCTGGTGAAGAAAACTTCACAGAGAATAATACATTACTTAATAATACAGAGAATAATACAAAGAATAAAAAGAATAGTGTTGAGCCGAGCTCAACTATGCCTGAATTATTCGAAAAAGTTTGGAAAACTTATCCAAAGAAAACCAACAAGAAAAAAGCTAGAGAACAATTTTTAAAGAAGTTCAAGACGGAAGAAGATTTAGAGTCGTTTAAAAAAGGATATAAGGACTATCTTGCGTATATTAAATTAAACGATTGGTATCACCCGCAAGAATTGTTTCGTTGGATACGTGATGATCGTTACAACGATGAATATGATCTGTCTCAAACAAATAAACAGCCTGCGTATTCTAAGGCGCCAGTGAGACAAGAGCAGTTACCAAATTGGACTGGAATGCAAGAAGATGTGCCTTTATCAGCTGAAGAATTAGCTGAATTAGAACGACAAAAAAGAGAATTATTAGGGGGATAACCATGATTGAAATGAAAGTACTTGATTATCGAATTACTAGTGATGATAAGCAAGTAATCGTAAACAAAGCGAGACGAAACGAACATGGAGAATTAAACATATTAACAGACAAAGACGGTGCACAAAAAGAATCACTCGCTTTGATTGGTTATTATGGAAATTTAAGTAAGGCTCTCGTCGCAATAGAACGTGATTATGTACTATCTAGTGGCAGAGCAATACAAACAGTCAAAGAATACAAAAAAGAGCTAGAATCGATTCATAACAAGCTAAAACGTGAATTAGATTTCGGGGAGGAATTTTAGATGGATGAATTGGTTAAATTAGTGGAAGAGTGGGCTAAAGAAAAGCGTTTAGATAAAGCGAATTCTGAAAAGCAAATGTTGAAAGTGATTGAGGAGGTCGGAGAAGTTGGCGCTGCATTAGCAAGAGACAATCAAGATGATTTGCGAGATGGCATTGGCGATGTAGTAGTCACTTTAGTTATTCTCGCAATGCAAAATGATATGGATTTATACCAATGTCTGAACCAAGCGTATAACGAGATTAAAGATCGTAAGGGAAAAAATGTCAACGGTGTGTTCGTTAAGGAGAGTGATTTGAATGATAAATAATGTGGTATTAATCGGAAGGCTGACGAAAGATATAGATTTACGCTACACCGCAAGTGGTTCTGCAGTTGGAAGCTTTACTCTTGCTGTGAACCGTAACTTTACAAACCAAAACGGCGAACGAGAAGCGGATTTTATCAACTGTGTAATTTGGCGTAAGCCTGCTGAAACAATGGCTAATTATGCTCGTAAAGGAACATTATTAGGAGTTGTTGGCAGAATTCAAACTCGTAATTATGACAACCAACAAGGCCAACGTGTCTATGTGACTGAAGTTGTTTGCGAGAGTTTCCAATTATTAGAGCCAAAAAGCGCCAATGAGAATAGAAATAGCATTCAGAGTTCACAGAATGACGGTACAAGCGTTCAAAACAACTTCGAGGGTAATTATGCCACGAATCAAAACAAAGGCTTAAATCAGCAAAATAACAGCCAACAAATGTCGTTTGGTGGAGATGTAGATCCGTTCGCAGGTGCAGGTAATTCAATCGACATTAGCGATGATGATCTGCCTTTTTAGGAGGTTAAAAAATGAACAGTGTAATTTTTGAAGATATAGCACGTATTCAAGCTAAAAAAAAGCAAAAGCGAAAAGAAATGCTTAAGTTAATGAATGAAAACCCAGACTGGTATAAACATCCCAAAAGCATGGTCTATCGTCAAATTAAATTGATTGGTAAGGATATTGGTGAGCAAATAATGGATAAATCTAAACCAATCAACTCAATTGATAAAGACAAGTTCACCATTCAAGAATATTTGTATTTGCAATGGATCGGTTATTCAGTGAATGCAATCATAGAAGCGTTAGGAATGCCTAGAAGCAAATTTTGGGAATATAAAGCTGAACATTTAAATTAGATTTATGAAATGAAAGTGAGTGTTCATTTTGCTGGAGATATATTATACGCCAACATCCGCTATTATTGCGGATGCATTTGCTAAAACATATGAAGTAGTTTCTTTAGAAACAGCTAGAAATATTGCCAAGAAATTTAAGGCTAGTTTAAAGCAGAAAACAGACCTTTATGTAATTGAAAGTATTTTGATTGATGCTGGTTATAAAAATGAGCCAGTGAATTTGTAGAAAGGAGTGGAGTTTGTGGCCACAGTAAAGAATTCTTTACTCCTTTGAAATTATGCAGAGAGAAACGAAAATACAATTATTTAACGATCATTTTCAAAATTATAAACGGTATGGCATACCGAAAGCGCAATTAGTTATTGCAGACATTCCTTATAACTTAGGTAAAAATGCATACGCATCAAGTTCTGCATGGTACGAAGGCGGAAAAATTGAAAATGGAGAATCGGATAAAGCGAATAAAAGTTTTTTTGATACCGATGAAAATTTCAGAATATCAGAATTTATGCACTTTTGTTCAAAAATGTTAAAGAAAGAACCTAAAGAAGTTGGAAAAGCGCCAGCTATGATAGTATTTTGCGCCTTTCAACAGCTTCAAATGGTGATTGACTATGGTAAAAAGTACGGCTTTAACAATCACATTCCACTAGTTTTTATTAAGAAGTCCAGTCCTCAAGTATTAAAAGCGAATATGAAAGTTGTGGGAGCTACAGAATATGCGCTCGTTCTTTATAGAGAAAAACTTCCGAAATTCAATAACGACGGCCGTATGGTTCTAAATTGGTTTGAATGGGAAACGGATAACAGCTATCCAAAAATACATCCGACCCAGAAACCAATACCTGTTATTAAACGATTAATTGAAATTTTTACAGATTATGGAGATGTTGTAATTGATCCATGTGCTGGCAGTGGTTCTACGCTTAGAGCGGCTGCAGAACTTAATAGAAATGCTTATGGTTTTGAAATAAAGAAAGAGATGTATGAAGCTTCTCAGGAAAAAATGTTGTCAAATATCCCAATGGGGCTATTTATATGAACTGAAGAACAGCTGTCATTATTTTAGAAAGCGAGTGAAGAAGATGATTCCAAAGTTTAGAGCGTGGGATAAGCGAGAAAACACAATGAGAGATGTAGCTGTCTTACATTTTACTAAAGGTGGTAAGGTCAACAGTATCGAATATTGGAAGACACCTTCCGAATTGAAATCATATCATGTACGAAATTTAGTCCTCATGCAATCAACTGGATTGAGAGACAAGAACGGCGTTGAAATTTTTGAGGGTGATATTTTAGTTTATGATGCACCAAAAAAATATGCCCACCGAAGAAGTATGCACGAAATTGCTTATGCAGATGGTCGGTTTTTCTGGGAATTTTTAGATCTTGTATTTTGTCAATCTAATATTTTGTATCGCGATGGCTATTTAGTCATCGGTAACATCCATGAAAACCCAGAATTATTGGAGGTCAAATAAATGGCGATTAAAGGAAGAAGCAAGTTTGACTTTGAAGTGTTTAATGGAGATTTCAATAATTGGATGGGCTTCAATAAACAAAAATATACCAGGGAACAAGCAATAGAGGAATGGCGGTCAGAACTAATGCTTGAGGAAAACACACCTTACATTGTTGAAGATGCATTTGTTAGATATCGTTTCGGAGTAGACGAAGACAATGAGAACCGTAGTTGCTGGTGGTTAGAATGGCGAGATTGTGGTCATAGGTCTGTGCCTGTTTGGTCCATTAGAACGCCTTTTCCGTGGGAATTGGAGGGAGCAGAATGAGCTTTAAAGAAGCTTTCAAGGATGAATATGTTGAAATTGACATAAGCAATAACGAAGAAGCAAAAGCTTTCTTTGAAGAAAATGTATATAAAAGGGAAAGAGAAATATTAAAGAAGTCAGAGGGCTTGTTTAAATGTATTGAGGAGGAAGCGGAATGAGTTATGAAAATTACAAAAATTGTGTTGAAGAGGTAAAAGACAAGAACGGTAAAGTAATTAAATATCATGACGTTGTTCGAACGTTACGAGGTGAAATTTTATTAGTCGGTTTTGGAGTAAATCACCATCATAAAACAAAAGGTTTGAATGCCTTTAATAATTTTATTGGTGCTCATGATTGGTTAGATGTTTACCCAGATGGAGAATTAGAAATCCTAGGAAACGTTGACTTTTTTGGGAGGAACAGCGATGAATAAACAAGAAAAAGAAGATTTAATTCAAGCGCTCTATGATATCGGAGGATGCGATGCAGAAGATGAATGGTCAAGAGGTTATGACGACGGAGTAAATGCAGCAATTGAGGTCGTAAAAGAGATTAAAGTACAGGAAAAAGCCATTGTTCCAAAGTTTTTGGCGTATTGGTTCGAAGATAATTTTGAAGAGTTAGATTGGGAACTTGGTGGTGTTTTAATAAATGCTTTTAATACAAATAGAAATGAGAGAAGTGATTTTCAAGATTGGCTTGTCGATACCACGAATTATCCAATTGAAACATTGATAAGAATGAAGTTGTTTGGCTACGAAGTCGAGAAAGAGCAGTTGTATAAAGTAGTTATTGACCATAAATATTTAGTGCAACTTTTTAGTGGTAGAACTGATGCTAGACTTGTTGAGTATGAAGAACTAACAAATTGGCACGATTCAGCATATAAACTTACTGAATCAGTAATCAAATCAATTGACGAGCGCTATTGGCCGTTTGCTGTGAAAGTTGATGGTGGTGAATGAAAACTGATTTAACCAGACAAGCTGAGAAATGCTTGTGGAACTACACCAACAAAATGGGAGTGTTCGGCTGTTTTGAAGTGACGATAGGTTGGTTTGGCAAGGAAAGAGTCGACTTTATGACTTATTCTACTGACAACACAATTAGATGCTATGAAATTAAAGTTACAATGGCAGACTTGAAAAGTTCTGCGAAACAGACGTTTTTAGGTGATTATAACTATTTAGTTGTCACTAACGAATTATGGGAAAAGATTCAAGCCAATCCAGATTTAAAATGGAAATATAGCAATCAGGGAATACTAATTTTTTCTGAACTAAGGCACAACTTAGGTATTACAAGTGTTAAAAAAGCGAAAAAGCAAAATGTCACATTAGGAACACGAGCAACAGTTTTAGAAAGTATGGTGCGATCTTTAAATCGAGAAGTTGAGAAGTTTTATAAGGTAAAGCCTTTTTGGGGATTAAGTGAGGAGGCCAAATAGATGAAAATTATAGCAAGAGATCGAGGGACTGGGAAGACGACAGAGCTAGTTAAAGAATCCGCTAGAACAGGTCAGTATATTTTAGCAGCGAATAAAGGTCATGTTCAATCCATTGAACAAATTGCCAAAAAAGCAGGCGTTACTATTCCATATCCTGTTACGGTGGATGAGATTGTAAGCATGGACCGCTTTACATGTGCCAGTTCTATTCAACGAGATGGATTGCTAGTGGATGAAGCAATTATGGTTTTAAGTAAACTAATTGGCTTAAAAATCACTGGTGTGACTATATCTCTTGAAGGAGAAGAACAATGCTAAGTTATCCAGAATTATATATACTGGAACGTCAAGTAGACGGCGTTTATGTTGAGTACCTGCATGGATCAGAGCAAGCTGATTTATTTTTCGATTATACAATTGCTCGTGATGAAAGAAATTATATGAATAAAACCAATATGAAAGATGGCGAATGGAAAATTTAAAAATACGGGAGGCCAATTACATTGGAGTTTTAACTTATTGCAACTTTTTTACAATAACTAGCTGATTTTTTGCAAACAAAAAGCCAGCCGACCAATGGCTGACTAATGTGGTAGTTAGCACTTTTCCCAAGTAAAGTGCTAATAGTGCCAACAAATAAGGTTGACATTGTGTCTCTGGTGGAGACAGGAACTATCGATAACTGTTTTCCGCCAGTTATCATAGAAAAGGAGAAATTTATTTCAGAAATAAAATCCCCAAGAAAGTTAATATGATTATATCATGAGTAAATGTATTTGAAAATACTATCTCATAGTACGTATTGTAAAAAGTTTATTTAGTAGAAAATAAAAAAAGCCAGATTGCTCCGGCTGTAAGTAATATTTTCGACATAGTTATTATACCACAAAAGGAGCGATTCCACTTGATTCAATTGCTAAAAGAAGTAGATTTTCGACAAACAAAAGCGAATGCCAGAAATGTGTTGAAGAATTTTAGACGTTTAGAGCGAATAGCTGGGCGCTCTTTGATAGATTTAAAATCACCAATTATTACAGATATGCCTAAAAGCCAAAGTCATGGGAACAAAGCAGAAGATGCGCTAGTACAATTAGCAGATGCAGAAGCAGAAAGAGATGCAATATTATCTGGGCTTATGGCATTAAGCCTAACTAGCAGACAAATTTTGCATTATAGTTTCTGTGTGCAGGACCATTACTCTAATTACAAGATTGCTAGAGAAGTTGGCTATTCCGAAAGAAGTATTCAAAGAATGAAATCAGAAGCTTTGATTGAATTCGCGGAAGCTTACCGAAACGGCAAAATAATTGCATATAAATAATTTTGGCGGTTTTTTGGCGGAAAGTTGGCGGTTTTTATACGAATTTGAGTGCTAATATAGTAATATCGAAAGTCAAAGAAATGGACACATTACACAACGCTTTCTGGTTTAGTCACCGTTTGATTTGACTTTCGATGGTCACTTGCAGACTTACGTTCTCAATAAAATGAAGTGAGGTGAATAACCTCCTCTTTTTTCTACAGGTTTGCAAGTGACACAAATAGTTGCTAGGGATGCAGTAGTAACTACCTGATTCATACTAGTCGAGGTTAGGTATATTGCTCTAGCCCAGCATATGACGATAAGAACATTAACCAGATCTCTGTGGCAGCTGCTTACGCACGAGAGCAATTCCTAAACTCATAGAGTAGCAGCTAGGTACGTTTAGGATAAACTTGATCAATTGTTTTTGCTGGTGTTTGATTGATCGGTCACTGTGGGTGGCGTGTAGCATTGTGGTAATGCAACTGACTTCGTGTGAGATAAGATACAGGTTCGACTCCTGTCACGCCAATAAGTGGCTTTTGCTGCTTAAATAAATTAGGAAACGTCAATAGATGTTTCTATCCTTCACGAGAGGCATCCGTTACAGGGTGTCTTTTTTACATACAAAAAAGCCACTAGACTATGGGAGCTAGTGGCTAGGTAGCATTTGTGCACAATATTTTTTGATTGCTATTTACAAAAAGGAGTTGCTACCTATGAATAGTATATCAAGAAGTGATTTATTGAATCAAGTACATAAAAACAATTAGGAGAGAGAACATGAAAAACTATTGGTATGTATCGTTAACACATAGATATCCACAGCCGAAGCACTCAGTAGATGCAGTACGTGTTGTAATGTCTGTACAGATAAAGAAGAATGTTTCAATTATTGAAATGACACGAGAAGCTACACCACAAGAAATCGACTATTGTAAGTTGGTGTATTGTGGGCATGGATGTTGGAATGACAAGCATGTACAAGAGAATATAAGGAGAGGGAGTTATCATGAATGACTTTAATGAAGCTATATTGGAACTTAGAGTTCCTAGTGTATTGGCCGATGTTTATAAGAAAGCAATTGAAAGAGAACATAGTCGCTATTGGGTAAAGAATAATTTACGAAATGGTGAAGGTAAAGTAGTCAAAGAAGAAGTAAAACCCGTGTGGAGTGGAAATTATTGTCATGTGAATATCATAAACGACTTATCTTCTAATCAATCAATCTTGACAATTACACTGTTGTCTCATACGTTGCCTAATCTGAAAGACACAGTGAATTGGTATTCTAAAAATGGCGCCACATTGAAGGAGAAAAACTATGAATAGACAAGAGGAGTTAACAAAATTACAAACAGAGATTATTAATTTATTTGCTAACCATCACCTAACTACTAAAGAAATAGGTGCGCTGCTTACAGTTATTATGCAAAACATGCTTATTCAACCGATGAATGTAAAAGTGTTGGAAGAAATTAATGTTGATGCAGAGTCACTTACCTTCGAACAAGTAACGTTGTTTCAAAGAATTCTAGCTGAAGAATATTATAAGGAAATAATTAATCATGGACAATCAGACAATTAAATGGTTAAGAAAGCTAATTGACGATAATCGTATGATTCCTTTCTATAAATCAAAGGAATGGCGAAAGATTAGGCTAGAAGCATTGAAGCGTGATAACTACGAATGCCAAGAATGCAAACGTAAAGGGAAATACAGTAGAGCGCAGAATGTGCATCATATTAAAGAAGTAAAGCTGTATCCTGAGAAAGCATTAGAACTAAATAATTTAGAGAGCATCTGTATTGTTTGTCATAACAAAGAGCACAATCGATTTGGAACATACGGAAATAAAAATAAGATAAAGCAGTTCGCTAATTTCGATAGTAAGGAGTGTTGGTAATGTTAATTGAAGATAATGGTAGAAGTTACAACACTGAGGAAATGCTGATCATTGCAAGTAAGAAAGACCGAGATAGTATAGAGCGAGATATTTATTCTTCGTTCAAGCGATTAGCTTACCTACGCTATACACAGGTAAGAGATGTAGTGAACGATAATCGTTGTCATAAGCTGAAACCAAGCGATGTAAAAGAACGATTAGATGTTGAAAAAGTACAAAAGTATTTTGATTATTCAAGAGAAGAAATATTTTTTTATATTCAATTTGCGACAGACTACCTGAAAATTGTTCAGTAGCCCCCCTTCAAAACTTTTGAACTCTTTCTGGGGGAACGGGAAACGGGAAGGGGTCATCGGAAAAAATATTTTCTCGCGCACACGTGAGAGGGGGTGGTATCATTTGGCACTAACAAAAGCACAAAAAATTAGGAAAGCAATCAAAACAGATTTGCTCACTAAATTAGAAGAATCAGGTAAAACAGAGAGCTTTTGGGTTGATTTAGTAGAAGATTACTGTTCGTTTTGGGATATCAAAGAATCGCTTATGCAAAATATCCGAAAAAATGGAACAATCGTTCAATATAATAATGGAGGCGGACAGACCGGCTATAAGAAAAATGATGCCGTCGTTGAGGTCAACAAAATCTCAAAACGTATGACGGAAATCTTGAACGCTCTAAAAGTAGATGAACCGAAAGTAGAGGAGGAAGGCGATGATGTCTAATAACCATCCATACATTGAATATTATTTTGATTTAATCCGTTCTGGTGAGCTAAAAGTATGCAAAGAACAACATCAATTAGTAGATTTTGTGCAAAAGGTATTGGCGCGGGAAGATGTTTACCTTGACAAGGAAATGATTGAAAATAGTGTTCGTCTACCAGAGAAGTATTTTCCTTATAAATTATACCCATGGCAAAAATTTTTAAATTGCTTTATTTTTGGATTAAGGTGGAAAAGTTCTCGGAATTTAGTATTTAATCGTTACTTTATATATATGGGGCGAGGTGGCGGAAAAAATGGCTATCTCTCATGGAATAGTTTTTTTATGATGACTAAACAGCATGGCATTTCACATTATGATATCGATATAGTGGCGACGAGTGAAACACAAGCTAAAACTTCTTTCATTGATGTCATTAACGTGCTAGACGAACCAAAAAACTTTAAAAAGTTAGAGAAAGCTTTTTATAGATCAAAGGTTGAAATACAAAATAATACAACAAAGAGCCGCCTACTCTACAATACTTCAAATGCTCGAACGAAAGATGGTAAGCGACCTGGCTGTGTCATATTCGATGAAGAACATGAATATGATAACTACGATGCTATCAAGGTTTTTACTTCTGGTGGCGGGAAAATTAAGGACTATCGAGAATTTCATATCTCGACAGATGGTAATGTTCGAGGCGGTCCACTAGATGACTTAAAGGAACAGTCTCGTATGATATTAAATGGAGAAATCGGTATTGAAGAAAGTACACTATTTCCGTTTATTTGTCGATTAGATTCAGACGATGAAGTATCTGAGATAGCAAACTGGGAGAAAGCTAATCCTTCCTTGCCTTACAATGAAACACTTATGCAAAAAATGCGTGAAGAATACAATCAATCAAAGGTAAGTGCTGCGATTCGAATGGAATTCATGACCAAACGAATGAACCGTCCGGTAGAAGATACACGGCTAGCTGTGGCAAGCTATGAAGATCGTTTAGCCACAAATCAAAAAGTTCCAGAATCGATGAAAGGTTCTGAAGTGATTGGTGGGGTAGACTTTGCTGACGTTCGAGATTTCTGTTCAGTAGGGGTATTAGGAAAAGCAGATGGTAAGGCTATTTGGCTACAACACACGTTCATTCATTATGCTGCCTTAGAATTGCAAGATATTAATAAAGATATTGTGCAAATAGCGTTAGATAATAATTTGGCGGAAATTGTCTATGGGAAATCAATTGATCCAGATAAAATTGTGAAATGGTTTTTAGAACAAGCGCAGGATTACTATATCAAAAAGATCTCGATGGATACATACCGAGCGACCATTCTAAAACCGAAACTTGAAGAAGCTGGGTTCGAGGTTGAAATAGTCCGAACGGGTAACTTCACACATAGCAAGTTATCACCGTTAGTCGATGACTTGTTTATTAACCAAAATTTAGTTTTCGGTGATGATGCTCTGATGCGTTGGTATGTTGGTAATGTATACGTAGATTATTTATCAAACGGAAATAAAGAATATAAAAAAATAGACAAAGAGAAGCGTAAGACCGATGGGTTCTACGCTTTTTTACATGCACTCAATTTTTATGACGATTTAGAAGACTACAGCAATGTAGATTTCGAAAATATTGAATTCAAACCGATTGTATTTTAGAAAGGATGTGACATCTTGGGGATTTTCGACTGGTTTAAACGAGGGGATACGCATTTTTCGCTTAATGATGCGAAGTTGTGCGAGCAACTAAGTGCAGATATCGTTTACAAACGCTTAGCGATTCATTCGTGTATCGATTTAATCGCAAATATTGCTTTAAAAGCAGATTTTAATACTTTTGAAAAAGGCAAAAAAACACGTAAGGATGATTTTTACGCTCTAAATGTACAACCGAATCAAAATCAAAGTCAAAAGAAATTTTTAAAACGCATTATTTATGAATTACTCTACAACAACGAATGTTTAGTTTTTCAACTAAAAGGACAATATTTTGTGGCGGATACTTTTTCAAGAGAAGAAAGACTATTTAAAGAAAATATATATTCTGGGATATCAGCAAACGGGATGACTTTGCGCGAGACATTATCGGAAAAAGATGTGTGGTACTTCAAGTATTACGACGTAAATTTACGAACTCTACTTGATTCCGTCTATGAAAGTTATGGTAAGTTACTAATGGCTACCATGAACGTTTATAAGCGTTCTAATGCCAAGAGATACATTTTGCAAGGAAACTTTTTCAGATCGCAAACAGATAAACAGCAAAAAGCTATTGACGACATGATAAATCAACAAATGAAACCTTGGTTGGAAGCAGATAACGCGGGTGCAATTTTTCAATTACAAGATGGATACAATATGACAGATGTTTCGCAACAAGGCAAAACTAACGGAGGGGGCCATTCGGTTGATGATATAAAAAAACAAATTGATGGTATCTATGAGTTGGTGGCGAGAACTTTTCATGTTCCAGTAGGACTACTAAAAGGTGATGCAGTAGAAACAGAAGGACAAATAAATCAATTACTGATGTTCGCTGTAATTCCAATTTTAGATATCATAGAAACAGAGATTAATGCAAAACTATACACCAAAGATGAATACCTTGAACGAACCTATTTAAAAATAGATACCTCAAGATTAAAAATTTTGACTATTCAAGATTTAGCAAGTTCCTTAGACAAATTCTTGTCTATTGGGGCTTTTTCTATAGATGACGTTCTAGAATTTATGGGCGGTCAGCCGTTCGAAGAAGAGTGGTCACAACGTAGGTTTATTACGAAAAATTATGCAGATGCAAGAACATGGGGAAAAGAATCGAAGGGAGGTGAGGAGAATGGAGAAAGTGAAGATTCAACCGCAACTTAAAGTGGTGAACAGTTCCTCGCCAACAGAAAAAACAACAATGTACCTATATGGCACTATTGGAGGATGGTTTTCGGAGATTGATTCTATTTCTGTTAAAAATCAGTTAAAGAACATTCAATCAAGTGAAATAGACGTTCACATCAATTCTGAGGGCGGAGATGTTTTTGAAAGTATCGCTATTTGTAATTTACTCAAACAGCATAAAGCGAAAATTAATATTTTCATAGATGGTTTGGCAGCCAGCGGAGCTTCAATTATCGCCATGGCAGGGGATACAATTTCAATGCCTAAAAATGCCACGATGATGATCCATAAAGCGTGGACGATTGTTGCTGGAAACGCAGAAGAATTACGCAAAGCGGCAAGCGATATGGATACCATTGATTCAAGTGTCACTGAAAGTTATTTACAACGGTTCAATGGGGAACGTGAACAATTGGATGACATGTTAGCAGAGGAGACATTCCTAACTGCTGAGGAGTGTCTACAATACGGATTCTGTGATGCTTTGGTTGAAGAAGAAAAACAAGAAGATGAAACAAACGAAATTGTTGAAAAACATATTCAGCAACAAAAAAATAAAACAATGAAAATTGCAGCAGCTATGCAGAAAGTAGCTGCACAAATTTAGGAGGAAAGAAAATGGAACGATTAGATAAGCAAAAAAATTCAACTGAAATTGAGAAAAATTTAGTAAACGCAATGAAACAGGAAGATGAACAAGTTCTTGCGAAATCCATGAGAGATTTCGCAGATAGCATTCAACAAAATATTATTCAGGAAGCAAAATCTGTTGCTCAAAATGAAGTGTTAGACAATCAGGCTATGGCTGCTCGAGGACTTAATGTTCTAAGTGCTTCTGAGAATAAATATTATAACGAAGTCATTGCCAATAAAGGTTTTGGCGGAGTTGAACAATTAGTACCACCAACAGTCTTTGAACGTGTTTTTGAGAATTTGACGCAAGCCCATCCGTTGTTAGCCGAAATTAATTTTGTGAATACTACTGCAACAACAGAATGGATTTACAGTAAAGGTGTAAATCCGGCTTGGTGGGGTAAACTTTGTGAGCCGATTAAAGAATTGTTAGACAATGGATTCGAACGAGTACGAACTGGTTTGTTCAAGTTATCAGCTTATATTCCAGTATGTAAAGCGATGTTAGATTTAGGACCGCAATGGTTGGACCGCTACATTCGAACTGTGCTAGCAGAATCAATGTATATCGCATTGGAAGAAGCAATTGTAGCAGGTACTGGGCAAGACCAACCAATTGGGATTATCAAAGACTTAGACACTGTTCAAAATGGTGTTCATGCCGATAAAAAAGCTGAAAGTTTAAAAGATTTAGGACCTAAAACGATTGGCGAAAAAATTATGGTGCCATTAACGAATGTAACGATAAAAAAAGCAGATGGTACAACAACTGTATTGAAACGTGCAGTACAACCAGCAGAAGTAATGCTAATTGTCCACCCTGATGATTACTGGACTACGTTTTTCCCAGCAACAACTTTCTTGAACGCTAATGGCTCGTATGTTCGGGATGTGTTGCCTTTACCATTTAAAGTTATCCAATCAATCTCAATGCCAAAAGGAAAGATGGCTGCTGGAGTTGCAAAAGATTACTTCATGGGAGTGGGTTCAACACAAAAAATTGAAGTATCTGATGAGTACCATTTCGTAGAAGATGAACGTATTTATTTAGCAAAACAATATGCAAATGGACGCCCAAAGAATAATGAATCTTTCTTGCTATTTGATATTTCTAAAATACCTTCTGATTTGGCATTTAATGTGAAGCAAAATACGAATAAAGATGAACAGCCTACACCCTGAGAAAGCCCAATATGATACGGGCGACAAATACGATAGTGGTGTGAGATATGGATAATCAAGAGATATTGATAAAAGTTAAAGACAACTTAAAAATCAGTTGGGAAGATGATCAGACCAATAGAGAGCTGCTAGACTATATCGAAAGTGCACGAAAGTATCTACTCAATCTATCTGGTGTGGAGCTAACTTTTGCGAGAGGAAGTAGAGAAATAGAGCTTTTGGTTGAACGCGTTCGCTATCGCTATAATAATGCTTTGGATGATTTCGAAAAAAACTTTGCCTCTGAAATTGCCGCATTTATTTTAGATATGGCAGTTCAAAACCATTTGGAAGAGGTGGAATCTTATGGATCGGATTAGGGAAACATTTACAGATGGTGTGCTTTATTTTGGACGCTTTAAAGATATTTTAAGTGAAAAGAAAAAAAGAATCGGAAAAGAGTTTGTCGAAGAAGGCAAGCTCTTTTTTCGGTATCTTTCTATTCGAGAACAGGATTATATTTCGTGCAGTAGTTTTGGTAAACAAGTAGACGTCAAACTCAAAACACATTATCCATACTCGTTGAAAAAGAACATGAATCAAAAATTAGCTTTCATTATCGATGATGAGCAATACGAAGCAATAAAAATAGATAAAGATACAAATTACTTATATTTTTATCTTGCGAAGGTAGGTGGTTCCGCTGAACGAAAGAAACAAGAAACGTCTGAAACAACTAAATAAGTACTTGGTAGATGGTTTAGAAGAATTATCCGGACTTCTCGTCTTTGAGGATCAAGTAGGTGAAGAATCATTATCAGAAATTGAAGAAAAAACGGGCGGATATAACTATTTCATTTATGAAACTGGAGGATTTGTTTTAACTCCTGAACAATCACAATTAAACCAAGTCGTATTGTTACGTTTTTACTCTCAAAATAGAGATGATTTAGATGAGTTCTGTTTGGATGTCATTTCAACGTTGGAGAAAGAGCAGAGAAAATTCTATACGTTTCAATATTCAAATAAATCTTCAATACAAATTGGTAAAGAGGATAATTATGTAGATGAAGTTGAATTTTTCTTTCTAAGGAGACTGAAATATGAGTGCAGCATTTAATACGAGTACCGCGTGGGATGTTGAGTTTGTAGATTTGGATAAGCTTCGGGAAAATATGATGAAAATCCCAGGATCTTCTGAAACAATCATTAATCAAGTATTACGAACAAAAAGTGCAGAAATGACTGCAAAAACAATTATTTCAGGAATGCCTGTTTCAGATGTAAAGAATCGAATCATGAAACGTAAACATGCTAAATTTAGTAATTCGCTGAAAATAGACTATATGAATTTAGGATTTAAAGAACGGCCGCAGAAGAGATTCGAATACCTAAAATATCCTGACTTAGGAATAGGAACATCAATTGGAAAAGTTCCACAGGAATTCATGCGTAAAGGGATGGAGAAAGAAGTTCCTGTAATTACTAAAGATCTAAACGAAGCGCTAATAAATGAAATCAATAAAAACATAGGAGGTAACTAGTTATGGCAACAATTTATGAAGAATTTTATCCAGTAAGCATTGCCAATGTGGGAGTTAAATTTAAAAAAGAAAGTTTATCAACGGCATTTGGTTGTACTGGAGTATTAAGCGGTGAGACAGAAATTTCGGAGATCACTGCAAAATGTGGTCGTGTTACAAAGAAAAAAATGAGTAAACCAACAGAAATGAAGGTTAATATTTCCGGGTTTGTAAAACTAGATGTATTACGCCGTTTATTTGGCATGAGTGATAAAGGATTGAAGCCTGGTGTTTACGCTTATGGGGAAGATAGTAGTGGAGAAGAGTTTACACTAACTGCAGATATTAAAGATGACTTTGATGATATTACAAAAATGATTGCTTTTCCTAAAGTAAGTGTATCAACAGGATTTAAATTTACAATTGATACTTCTTCTGACGAAGTAGCAAATGTAGAAATTGAAGCAACAGCCTTACCTGATGAAAATGGTAAATTTTATTATGAAACTTTGTTAGATGAAGATAGTAAAAAAGAATTTATTGAACAATGGCATAAAAACTTTGATTCAGATGTAGTGAAAGAACAAGTGACACCCTAATGCACCCGCTAAATACGACAGCGGGGCCAAATACAATGAAAAACAAAATTATAAATAAAAAAGGATGATAGAGCATGGTGGTATCGGTAAAAGTACAAGCACAAGATGAAATCAAAGCAGAACACCATAATACATTAGTTGATGATGTTACTACTTTAGAAGAAAAAATTAAGTCTATTCCAGAAGGGAAACAAGGTCCTAAAGGTGATCCTGGTGAAAAAGGTGAAACTGGACCACAAGGGCCAGCAGGAAAAGACAGTGAAGTTACTAAAGAAGCATTTGATTCGTTAGTAGCACGGGTAAAATCTTTAGAAGAAGCTAAAACACAATAAACAATAGGACAGCAAAAGCTGTCCTTATTTTTTTAGGAGGAATAGCAAAATGAAAGAAATTACATTAAATGGTGGAGAAATAGTTACAATCAATCCCAATGTTAATATGCTAACTATGTTCCAATTCGAAAAGGAGACAGGTTATTCGTTGAAGAACGTCATTAAGTCTATGATGGGAAGCCAGGGTAAAGAGTTAGAACTAGATGAAACAGATATGTTTAACGCTTTATATCTTGCGTACAAAACAGCAAACCCAGATGGAATGACCTATGACGAATTAGCAGAAAAGTACATTTTTGATTTTGTTGAGTTAGCAGAAGTGTTTACCTCTGTTATCCAAAAAGAAGAAAAAAGTAATTTTTCAAAAGGGTTCAAAAATAAAACAACGAAAAAAAAGTAAGCCAGTCAATTCCAACAATCCATATTCATACGGTTGAAGATTTATACAGTTATTATGTAGTTCTTTGCGATATTAACGAACATGATGTAATTCATTTGCCCCTTGGCTCTGTTCATAGTATAGCGATGAATAAAGTTGCTTATGAGCAATGGAAAACTTCAGAAGAGGAAAGGAGGAGCAAGCGTGGCTAGAAATAAGAATGAAACAACGGTAACTTTTAAGGTATTTAATAAAGAATTCAAGTCCGGGATTAAAGAAATGGAGAACTCTGCAAAGAGTTTACGGCAAGAATTAAAGCTAGAACAAGAACAGTTGAAAATGACAGGTTCAGAAAGTCAAAAGCATGCCTCAACATTATCTAATCTGGAAAAGCAATATGATTTAGCAAAACAAAAAACAGAAGCAACAAGAAAAGCTTTATCAGAAAGCAAAACTCTATTTGGTGAAAATTCAGATGCTGTAAAACAAATGGAAAAACAGCTTCGATCAGCAGAAATATCTGAGCAACAAATTGCAAATAAAATACAATTAACTTCTCAAAAATTAGAAGAAGCAAAAAGCAAAGAATCAGATCGAGCACAGCAATTAAATAAATTAAAAGGAAGCCAAGAAACGCTGGTCTCTTCTTCTGAAAAACTGCGTAAAGAGTATGAATTACAGGTAGCTGAATTAGGAAATAATGCCAAAGAATCAGACAAAGCAAAAGTCAAACAAGAGTACTTGGCAAAAGCTATGCAAAATAGTAAAGAACAAGTAGCAAACCTAGAGGAACAGTTAAAACTTTCTAAAGCTCAGTTTGGAGATAATTCTACCGAAGTAGACAAATTAGAGAAAGAATTGTTGGAAGCCAAAAAAGCCAGTGTGGAATTTACTAACGAATACGCGAAAGCCACAGATAAAGTTGGTCAGTTTAGTGAAAAAGCAAAGAATGTTGGTAGCTCGGTTTCAAACATAGGAAAAAAGTGGACAATGGGTGTTACAGCACCTATTGTGGCTGGCGTTGGATTTTCTGTTAAAGCAGCTTCCGATTTTGAATCAGCGTTTGCTGGTGTTAAAAAAACAGTAGACGAAGCAACTGATGCGAATGGGAAAGTGACAATCTCTTATAATGATTTAGAAAAAGGCATTCGTGATATGTCTAAAACATTGCCTGCAAGCGCTGCACAAATAAGTGAAGTGGCAGAAAATGCAGGTCAATTAGGTATTAAGACAGAAAATGTACTAAGCTTTACTCGCACGATGATTGATCTAGGTGAATCAACTAATATGAGTGCAGATGAAGCTGCAACTGCATTAGCACGTTTAGCTAATATTACAGGAATGCCACAAACGGAGTTTGATAAGTTAGGTGCTGTAATTGTTGATTTGGGTAATAACTTTGCAACAACTGAATCAGAAATTACAGAAATGGGATTGCGCCTTGCAGGGGCTGGCCACCAGGTTGGAATGAGCGAGGCTCAAATTATGAGCTTTGCGGCAGCTTTGAGCTCCGTAGGTATTGAAGCTGAGGCAGGCGGTTCCGCATTTTCAAAAGTTATGGTTGAAATGCAATTAGCTGTCGAGAATGGAGCTAATGCGTTTTCCGGTTTAGAAAGCTTAAGCCAACAGACTGGAGTATCTATGGAACAGGTTTCTAACGCTGTTAGAAACGGTGGGAAAGAGCTAAAAAATACTGCTGGAGCAATGGGATTGACTAGCAAAGAGTTAAAAACAATGCATAAAGAAGCTACCGATGCATCAGGTAAATTAAATGATTTTGCCGAAGTCGCAGGAATGTCTGCTGAACAATTTTCTAAAGCTTTCAAGGAGGATGCTTCAGGAGCCATTATCAAATTTATTGAAGGGTTAGGAAAAGCAGAAGAAAATGGGCAATCAGCAATTGCTGTTTTAGATGATATGGGAATAACAGAAGTACGCCTTCGTGATAGTTTACTTCGCGCAGCTGGTGCAAGTGATGTATTTAAAAGTGCTATCGACCGAGGGAATAATGCGTGGGGAGAAAACACAGCATTAACAGAAGAAGCTTCAAAACGTTATGAAACTTTCGAATCCAAGGTGAAAATTTTAAAAAATAAAGTAAATGATTTAGCAATCGAGTTCGGTGGTCCATTTATGGATGCACTAACGGATGCATTAGATGCTTTACAACCAGTTCTAAATGTCTTAAGTGATTTGGCTAAATCATTTTCAAATGCAAGCCCTGAAATGAAAAGATTCATTATGTCGATTATCACAATAGTGGCTGTTTTGGGTCCAGTATTGATTATTATTGGAAAGATAGCGACGGCGATAGGAGCTATAATTGGATTATTTGCTGAAGGAGGGGCTTTGGCAGGCGTAGCAACATGGATAGGAAGTACTCTATTGCCAGCTCTAGGAACCATAGTGAGTGCGGTTGTAGGATGGCCATTAGTCATTGGAGCAGCAATCGCTGCTGTCGCATTTCTTATTTATAAATATTGGGATGAAATAAAAGAATTTTTTGCAGGTCTTGGACAATGGTTTCATAAATTCTGGGATGGACTGTCTCAATACTTTTCAGAAACATGGGAAAACATTTCAAAGTCTTCATCAGAAGTATGGGAGAAAATGACATCCTCAATACAATCTACATGGAATGGAATCAAGATGTGGTTCTCTGATACATGGGACAATATTTCAAAAGGTGCACAAGAAGGCTGGAAGAATATCACTGAAGGGATTAGTAATATTTGGCAATCTTTCACAAAAAAAATAGCAGATACTCTTACAAACATAGGAAAATGGTTTTCTGAAAAATGGCAATCTATTAAAGAAGGCGCGGTGAACGGCTGGAATAACTTAGTTGAAGCAGTGAGCCCCATTGTTGAGTTCTTAGGTAGAGTAATTATGGTTCCTATCTCTTTAGTACAGGCAACCTTAGAATTTATATGGGGTTGGATTAAAGTTGGAGCTATTTTAGCATGGGAAGGGATCAAAAAAGCAGCAGAAGTTTCATGGAATTTCATTAAAGATAAGATAATTTCTCCAATTCAGGAAGCGTATGATTGGTTAGTTGGAAAATTCACAGAACTTGGCTTATGGCTAAGCAATAAATGGACAGAGTTTACTACACTAGCAACTACTTTTTGGGAAAGTATAAAACAAGCGATTCTCACACCGATAGGAGCTGCCTACGATTGGGTTATGATGAAGTTTTCCGAGCTAGGATTATGGTTAGGAGAGAAGTGGAATGAAATACTACAAATTGCAAGTAACCTTTGGCAAGGGGTAAAAGACAATATATTTCAACCAATGTCTGATGCAAAGGATGGGGTAGTTAATAAGGCAAGTGAAATATGGTCTGGACTGACTGATTGGTTTGGAAGGACAAAAGATACTGCAGGAGAAAAATGGCAAGGAATTAAAGAGACAATGTCTGATAAATTTACTTCTGCTAAAAACGGAATCACTGAAACAGCTTCAAATATATGGTCTTCTGTTTCAGACACATTTGGGCGAGTAGTGTCAACGGTTGCTGAAAAATTTGAAGCGGTCAAAGAATTTATTATGGGTCCAATACGAACAGCTAAAGATTTTGTTGGACAAATGGTCGATGAAATTTTAGGGTTTTTTAGTCGGATAAAACTACCACACTTTTCAGTAAACTTCGAAGATAAAAAAATTTTTGGAAAAAGTGTATCTGTACCAAAATTTAATATTGATTGGCGTGCCAAAGGTGGAATTTTTAATACACCAACAATATTTGGAGAACATGGTGGGAGACTACAAGGTATAGGTGAAGCAGGAAGAGAAGCAGCGCTTCCTTTGAACAAAAATACACTAGGAATGATTGGGCAAGAAATTGTGCAGTCTTTAAGTCATAAAGATATTACAGCGCCCTTGTTAGAAGGTTTAGTCGAAGCAGCACGAGTAAAGATGTCACAGTCGAATCAAGTAAATAGTTCTCAACGGCAAATGACTGAAATGATGAATCAATTTATGGAATTGTTGGCCTCGAATACGGGATCAGGAGAAGTTCATCAAACAGTTAATGTGGGATCTTTAAATACGAACAGCATGTCTGAATATGATCATTTTAATAGAAAAATGAAAACTGCTGCAGAATTAGCAAATGCAGGACTGAGAGGTGTATTCTGATGTCGGAAAATTATTGGCACAGCTGTTCATGCCCGTGGTTTGTTTTCAGAAATATTCATTCTTATAAAGATATGGATTGCTTTATAAATGAAGAACTTTCAGAAATAACAGCCCCAAAGGTAATTGACTCGATTAAAGTTTTAGGAAAAAGTGGGAAATTGCATAGAAGTTTCGGAGACTACGATTCATTTGATTATCCAATAGAGATGCAATTAGTTGAATTTGACCGTTTAGAAGATGTAAAACGATGGTTAAGCGGTAGCGGTAAATTAATTCTACACACAGATCCTGATAAGTATAGGGAAGCCATTGTAACTTTTAATGGCCAGCCTAGACCGTACACAAATGAAATGGGCGCTTTTTGGCGATTTACAGTTAATTTTGAATGTCAACCGTTTAAACGTACATTAAGAGAATACTTTGTTTCATTGCAAAATGGAGTAAATATTATTGAAGACCCTGGGACAGAAATTGCCAGACCTTTATTTGAAGTAGAATCAAATGGAAATGAACTTAAAATAGAAACAAACGGAGCGCTCTTCACAGTGAAGAATCCAAAAAAAGATGGAGTAATCACGATAGATAGTGAAAAAAGATTGGCTATACAAAACAGAAGCTTTTTGAAAACTTATGGAGAATTACCAACTCTTAATCCAGGAAAGAATATTTTGAAAATACAAGGAGTAAAAACAATTCGTATGATGAATAGGAGTGTATGGATATGAGCGAAAAAATAAATGACATCAAACTATATGACAAAGATGAAATTGATTTTGATCATAACGGATTGTTTTTACCTGATTTTGAAGATGAACCTATTATAAACAGAGTTATAAATGGCAGATTCGTTTTAACCGGGGTTTATAGCTTGAGTGGGCAACATTCAGAAAAATTGGCTGTAGGTTCAATCCTTAAAGCTTACACTCCAAACAAAACATGGCAACTATTCAGAATAAATAAAATAAACGAAAAAACCTTAACCACAATTAGTTTCACAGCAAATCATATTTCGTTTGATACAAATCGTAATTTTATTGAATATATGTTTGCTGATCGATTAGGCGCTGATGAAATTATGAATAAAATTCAAAACTCATTAGCATTTAAGCAACCATTTCATTATTTTGCCGATTTCGAAGAGGTACATCAATTCACTATTAAAGAAAACTACCCAATGGATGCGCTAATAGGTAGCAATAACCAAGCACAGAACTTAGTTGGGGTAGCAAATGCAGAATTAGATGTTGATAATTTTGAAATCAAATTAACAAAACGATTAGGGCAAGACAGAGGTTTTGTAATAGACTTTGGATTAAATTTAGATAGCATTGTTGAAACTACTTCTGGAGAGCAATGTCCTAATAGTTTATATCTAATAGGTGCTGTACCTGATGGAGACTATGATTCAGAAAAAAATCCAATTATTTTAAAGTATGTTCAGCCAAAAGGATTTGTTGTAACTGATAGTAATCGAGTTATTGGGAAGTATACAAATTCTGAATGTAAATCTAAAGAGGAATTGAAAAAATGGGCGGAAAATGAACTGTTCGGTAAAAAGAAAATTCATTTACCGAAAGTAAGTCATCAAGTATCAATTATAGATTTAGCTTCTACTGACGAATATGCTGAATACAAAGATCTCTTTGAACTGCAACTAGGAGATTCAGTGCATGGAAAACTTCAAAAACAAGATATTACGTTAGAAGAGCGAATGATTGAATATAACTGGTACCCAAGAATTGGCGCTTATAAAGATATGGTTCTTGGAAATGATTTAGGTTTTTACACTAACACCGTTCAGCAAGCAGTTGAAGCAACATTAAAAAAAGTTGAGGAAGTACAAGAAACTGCCTATGAAAATTTACTGAACGCTTCAAAGGTGATTACAGGTAATGATGGAGGATATGTTGTCCATTGGCCTAAAAATAGACCTTCAGACATTCTTATTATGGATACTCCAGATATTAAGACTGCAAAAAGGGTGTTAAGAATGAATAAGTCAGGTATTGGTTTTAGCAAAAATGGATGGAATCCTCAAAAATTTGAGACCGCTTGGACAATAGATGGAGTATTTAATGCAAACTTTATAGGGGCTGGGAAAATTAGAGCAGACATTTTTGAAACATCATTCAATGCTTATGGAGATATTTTGAGGCTTGCAAGCGGCGCTTTACAAGCATGGAATGGAAAAACTAAAATAATGGAATTGACCAAAAAAGGTACGGAGTTCTGGAATGGCAATAGTCATGTTGGTACGATGGGAACAAAAGGAAATCCTTTTCCTGAATTAAACGATGTTAACGGAAATCCAGTCGTTACAGATGGCAAAGCATTGTTACTAGTAGGCGATAGTTCTTATAACACAATTGGATTATCTAACGAAAAAAATACAGGACTTGTCTTATCTGGTAAAAATCAGTTTCATTTGGGAAATCATTTTTATTTTATCGGTAAAGGTGGCACTCCTTCAACGATATATGCAGATAAAATGTTTTTACAAGGCAAAGAAGTTATCCCTGGTCAAAATGGCGGTGGTGGTTCTGGAGCTGGTACAGGTGGTTATCCATCTGAAGTTACAAGTGATGCTGATAAATTTGCTTGGGACTTATGGAGTTACCTTTTAGCTAACGGATACAGCAAAGCAGCTGCTGCAGGTATCCTCGGAAATGTGCAAGGTGAAGTTGGCCCAAACATGAATCCAGATACAGAACAAAATGGAGGTCCTGGTTATGGTTGGGTCCAATGGGACGGATCAGCATATCCATTGGTTGGAGCACCAACTTGGAATGGCCGAGAATATGTGCAACGCTTAATCGCAGCTGCAGGTATTAAACAAGACTACAGAACATCGTTAGCTCAAGCACAATTAATTAATTGGTGTATGTTCAATGGGCAATGGTTAGGACAAGTAAGTCCATTAACAGTTGATGAATTTAAAGTTGTTAGCTCGCCTAAAACAGCTGCTTATGCGTTTGAATTAAACTTTGAACGTCCAGCTGCAGCACATCCAGAAAGACAAACCTATGCACAAGCATGGTATGACAAATTCAAAGATTTGAAAGCTTCTACTGCGACAGGGAAAGCTGGAATTGAACATTTAGAGACCTTAATGGGAAAATGGTTAGGTAATGGCCAATGTTACGCAGTACCAGCCGAATATTCTGGCTTTATGGGTGGCTGTGGTTTAGGTGCAGGTACAATTTATGGATTGTCACATGTCATTGGTGATACATCAGCTGCTGCAGATATTGGCGAAGCATATGATTGGAATGCAGTCGGTTGGAAAGTAATCTCAAATCCTACGTATAAAGATTTAGTCGTTGGAGCTATCGTCAATATTAGACGAAGTGGACAATGGGGAACTGGTTGGACAGTAGACCCCGAATATGGTCACACAGGCGTGATTTATGGCTTAGATAACGGACGTATTCAAACCATAGAACAAAACGCCGAGCAAGGGCAAATTGTCGCAAAATACGACCGTCTTTATTTTGACGGTTCTATCCAATCAATAGTTATACCACCAAAATAGTGAAAGGAGGATTTTTTTATGGTTAAATGGCAAGCAACACTAAGTACAACCGAACCATACAATTACATTGGGATTCAGAATGTACGACAAGGAAATCGAAACACAGAAGTCTTAGAAGCCATACTAGTTGAA